GTGCTGCTGGCCAAGTCGGAGACTACCTACGGCACCGACTCGTCGCCTACCGGCAGCGCCAACGCCATCCTGGTGTCTGACGTCAGCATCAACCCGCTGAATGCAAACAATGTCAGCCGCGACCTGGTTCGCGGCTACTTCGGCGGTAGCGACCAACTTGTTGGCACGTACAACGTCGAGGTGACGTTCACTGTGGAGGCGGCCGGCAGCGGCACCGCCACCACGCCGCCGGCCTGGGGCCCGTTGATGCTGGCGTGCGGCTTCACGCAGACGGTGCAGACGGCGAGCGTTGACTACACGCCGACGAGCACGTTCGGCACCAACTCATCGGTCACCATCTACTACTACCTCGATGGCCATCTGCACAAGGTGACTGGTGCGCGCGGGACGTTCGCGCTCAATCTGCAGACTGGCGAACGGCCGGTGTTCCGGTTCCGGTTCCTCGGCAAGTACGTCGCCCCCACGGCGACGGCAAATGCGACGCCTACGCTGACGGCGTTCCAGACGCCGCGGGTGGTGAACAACACGAACTCGGAACAGATCCGCATCGGCGCGGTGACCTACACCGCCGCGACGGGCGTCGTGTCGGCTGGCACACAGTATCCGTGGCGAGGCGTGAGCATCGACGTGGGCAATGCGCTGAACCACCAGACGCTGGTGGGCAGCGAGACGGTGGAAATCACGCAGCGCGAGGTGACGGGCCGCATGACGCTCGATCTGACGGCTTCTCAGGTGGTGAGCTTCATGTCCGACGTGGTGGCAAACACCAGCACGGGTATCGGCATCACGCACGGCAACACGGCGGGCAACATCATCGTCGTGCATGCGCCGGTGGTTCAGCGCATCAACCCGTCGGTAGAGGACTACAACGGACAGGCGCTGCACGCCTTCGACCTGCGGCTGTTGCCCAGCTCTGGCAACGACGAGCTTCGCATCGTCTCGCGCTGATGTTCAAGCTCGTCCCCGATCCGCAGTTCGACGCGACTGTCGAACTCACCGTTCCGGGTGCCGACAGCAAGGCACCGGTGGTGTTCACGTTCGCGCGCAAGGGGCGCGCTGCGCTGAAGGCGTGGACGGACTCGGCCACCGGGCGCAACGACCTTGAGGTGTTGTGCGATGTGGTCGTGGGTTGGCGCGGGGTGTTCGATGACAAGGGCGCCGAGGTGCCGTTCAGCCGTGAAGCGCTGGCGCAACTGCTGGATGCCTACCCGGCATCTGGAGCGGAGGTATTCCGTGGCTACCTCCAGGCACACTTCGAGGCCGCCCGAAAAAACTGAGGCAGGCCGCGCAGGCGCTGCTCAAAGGGGCGCCCGACGCGGCCGAGGCGCAGCAGGCAGCGCAGGCGCTCGGTGTGGTGCTTCCCGGCGATGCGCTGCAGCCGGAGCCGGTGGAGCTATGGCCCGAGCACGAGGAAGCGCTGCGCGTGTTCGCCGCGATGCTGACGCAGTGGCGCATGGGCTACAACGGCCCGGTTGGGCTGGACTACGCCGTGCTGCCGATCGTCGAGCGCCGTCTTGGCCTGCGCCCGTGCAGGCAGCGGTTCGCCGACCTGCAGGTGCTGGAGGCCGAGGCGCTGCGGTGGTTCGCGCAGAAGCAGGGGTGACTGATGGCTGACAATCTGTTGCGCGTCATCCTCAAGGCCGACACGTCCCAGTTCTCGTCGGGCGTCAATCGCGCGGGCAGCGACCTCAGTCGCCTGAGCGCGCAGGCGCAGTCTGTGGGCTCGCGGCTGCAGTCCGTGATGGGTGTTTTCGGTGTGGCGCTGTCTGCTGGTGCCATCGGTGCGTTTGTGCGCAGCACGATGCAGGGCATCGAGGCCATCAAGGACCTGGCGCAGGCCACCGGCGCGAGCGTGGAGAACATCAGCGCGCTGGAGGACGTGGCCGCGCGCAGCGGAGCATCGTTCGATGTCGCTGCACAGGCGCTTGTCAGGCTCAACAAGGCGCTGGCCGATGCAAAGCCTGGCAGCAGTGCGGAGCAGGCGTTCAAGGCGCTGGGGCTCAGCGTCGCCGAACTTCGCCGCCTCGATCCGGTGGATGCTCTGCAGAAGGTGGCAGAGGCGCAGGCGAAGTTTGCCGATGACGGCAACAAGTCCCGTCTGATGCTTGAGCTGACGGGCAAGAGCCTGCGCGATGTGCTGCCGCTGCTCAACGACATGGCCGAGAAAGGCAAGGGTGTAGCCACCGTCACCAAGGAGCAGGCGGACGCTGCCGAGCGATTCAATGAGCAGCTCGCCGGTTTCGAGAAGAACGCCAAGGACGCAGGACGCGCCATCCTCTCTAGCCTGCTGCCGGCAGTCAACGAGGCAATCAAGCAGTTCAACGCTGGGCGCGAGGCATTCGGCGGATTCTGGGCTGCGCTGGCAAACCTCGGCACGCGGGCCAATCCCGCAAACGCAACGGCAGGACTGCTGCAGGCACAGGCCGAAGTCGCACGTCTGCGCGCCGAAATCGAGAAGGTAAACGGCATCAACCCCACGTTCAACGCCAGGCGCACTGCGGCGCTGCGCGCAGAGATGGCGGAGGCGCAGAAACTCGTGCGCTATTACGAGCTGCTGCTCGGCCTGACAGATCGCGCAGGTGCTGGGCGTGGCGTGACGGACCCGCGTGGGCAGTCCAAAAAGCCAAGCCTGCCGGACGCGCTGGATGGACTCAAAAAGGCCGCGACGTCAGCCAAGAGCGCCGAGGTGCCCGCCGACCTGGCGGCAGCGCTGCGCGCCATCGAGGCGACGGACACGGCCAAGATCGCGCAGTTGACGGCCACGCTCGAGCGGCTGCTGAAGATGCAGGCCGATGGTGGTGAAGGCGAGGCGCTGGCGGAGGCTATCCGCAACACGCAGGCCGCGCTCGATGAACTGCGGGCCAAGGCATACGTCGGCACCGTCGATCCGGTGATGCGCGCGCGCGAGGAGTTCAACCGCCTCGAGAAAGCCAGCTACGAAGCGATGGCGAAAGAGGCAGAGAAGTCCAGCGACCGCATCACCGAGTTTGCGCTCGAGGCGCAGCGCAACATCCAGGATGCGCTGGGCGACACGCTGGAGCAACTGCTGTCGGGAAACTTCGACAACATCGCCAGGCTGTGGGAACGGATGATCTACAAGATGCTGGCGCAGGCGGCCGCCGTGAACCTGAACGAAGCGCTGTTCGGGAAGGATGGCGGATTGCTGTCAACCATCGGAGCCAGCATCAGCAAGGCGCTGTTCAACGCCAAGGGCAACGTGTTCGACCACAGCGGCCTGGTGCCCTTCGCCAAGGGCGGCGTCGTCAGTCGGCCCACGGTGTTCCCGTTCGCGTCCGGCATCGGGCTGATGGGCGAGGCGGGGCCGGAAGCCATCCTGCCGCTCAAGCGCGGCGCGGATGGACGTCTGGGCGTCAGCGGCAGCGGCGTCACGGTGAACGTCATCAACAACACCAACGCACAGGCCCGCGTGCAGGAGCGCCCTGGGCCGAGCGGCACGCGCATCGTCGATGTGATCGTCGAGCAGATGCAGGCGCGCATCGCCGGTGATATCGCCCGTGGTAGCGGACCGATACCGACGGCGCTGGCCGGCACCTATGGGCTCAACCGCGTGGCGGGAGCGTACTGATGGCAACCTGGCCTTCGTCATTGCCGAGCCCGGAACTGGGCGCAGAACTGTCGCCGCTCGAGCAGACGCTGCGCACCGACATGGAGGCGGGCTACCCGCGCCAGCGGCGCATCACGCAGCAGCGCGTGGACATGCTCGAGTTGACGTGGAAGCTCACCGACGCGCAGATGGACACGTTCCGCGAGTGGTTCGACGATCCGGCAGAAGGCAAAGGCGGGGCGGCCTGGTTCACCATCACGCTGCCGCTGGGCAACGGAGGGACGCAGAGCGCGACAGCAAGATTCGTGGGTGCGTGGACGGCAAAGATTCTGCCTGGACTGAACTGGCAACTGGCGGCCACGCTGGAGGTGCGCTGAATGCCGGACGACACGCTGAGCGCGGCCATCAAGGAGGCGTATGCGAGCGCGCCTGTGGGGCAGGTGCTGTATCACACGCTCGAGTTGTACCACCCGGCGTTCACGCAGGCGGTGCGCGTGGTGCGCGATCACGTGGCACTGGATGCGCGTCTGGAAGCAGGCGCGCCGCGCAACGCAGGCGAGGTGGTGACGTTCACGGCGTTTGCGTTCGACGTAACGCCGCCTGACGTGCAGTCCACGGCGGTTCCACAGTGCATCATCGAGATCGACAACGTGGGCCGCGAGCTGCTCACGCAGGTAGAACTTGCGATGGCCGGCACTGGGCACATTCAAGTGATCTACCGCGCCTACCTTGATGGCAACCTGAACGTTGGCCCCGAGAACGATCCGCCGCTGTCGCTCGAGGTGTTGAGCATCAGCGCAAATCCGCTGCGCATTCAAGCGGTGTGCGGGTTCCCGGACCTGGTGAACCGCCGCTTCCCGTCGCTGGACTACACGGCGGCGGTGTTCCCCGGGTTG